TAATGGATTCGCTATGATTGACTTTGATGCACAGCCAGACCTAAACTATGTACAGTACGGAGAACTAGCTCTATTAGATAACATTACATTACAAGGACATGATAACTATGGTATAGGTATCCAATCATACTTTGGAGCTTATGATGATTTTGATAGTGTATTCGTTAAGGTAACTAAGAACGGAGGAATTGATACGTTAATCCAATTACATGCAGATATTGTACCATTAACTCAATCAGCTACAGGAAATGATTCATTTCAGGATTCAGTACACTACATAGATTTAAGTAGCTTTGTACAGACTGGAGACAATATAGCTTTAAACTTTGTAGGGATAGGTTCATGGGGATTAGCTTGGATGTTAGATGACTTAGTAGTATTAGCATGGAATCCTACAGTTGTTATCTCTGGATTAGAAGACTGTATAGGATGTGTACCATTTAATCAAGACAGAAAGGTATCAGCTATATACAATCTATTAGGACAGCCAGTAAAGACTATGGAATCAAATCAAGTATACATTAAAGTATATAATGATGGAACTAAAGAGAAAGTATCAGTAAGATAATACTACTACATACTAGATAAGAAAGGGAGAAATGTAAAAGTTTCTCTCTTTTTGTTTGGTAGTGTTAAATAAATGTTGTATGTTTGTACCATAATTAAAAACAACACTATGAAAAACTTACAAGAAATAAACAAAATAAGAAACTTACTAATTGATGCTAAAGTAACTTCATTAGCAATCGATAACTTCAACTTAACATGTAAACTAGATGTAGCTTTAAATGCATTCTTAAATGAATACAATAAAATTACAGAAGGTGTATCTGGATTAGATATTCATATAGCAACAAATGAAAATATGTCTAAGGGGAATTGTAACCATTGTGAAGAACCTAAGAATGATATTAATTCATCTTACTGTTGTGTACAATGTGAAGATGCTGAACTTAAAAATAATTACTAACTAAAAACAATAACAACTATGTTAAACATACTAGGACAAATCGGATTAATCATATTAGGATTCTGGGTAGGAATGGTATTCGCTATCTATGCACATTTAGGAACTACATTAGAGATAGACTTATCTGATGATAAAGACCTACAGATATGATATATACAATAATAATCTTCTTAATAATCTTATACATATATACGATTAAGAACAATGCAGAAGAAAATAAGATATGGGAGAACCTAAAAGAATATGATGAAAACAGAGAGAAGTATAACTATCTAAAGAATACTAACCAATATAAAAATAAACTAAAATGAATAAAGAAGAACTAGACAATAGAATAGAAGCTTATAGAGCTGCAGACAGAAAAGCTACACCAGTATTCTCAGGAGTATTAAATTACTTCCCAGATGCATTACAAGATGTAGCTAAATGCTCACAAGCAGGTAATGACCAACATCACCCAGATACTCCATTACATTGGGATAGAGCTAAAAGTACTGATGAACTAGATGCATTAACTAGACATCTATTAGATGCAGGTACATTAGATACAGATGGTATTAGACATAGTGCTAAAGTAGCATGGAGAGCATTAGCTAACCTACAGAAAGAGATAGAATCAGATAGAGCTGTAGGATATGATGATACTAAAGTATTCGGCACTGTAAGAGAAGATTTTTATAATATGTTCGACCCTACACCAACAGGAGAAGAGTCTAAGACTTGGAAGGATGTATATTTATCTCAATGTAAACTATAATGGATATGATAGATACGATTGATATGATAGAGATGGAGTCTTTAATCATAGACCTAATAGAAGCAGAGATAGATTCAGTATTACTAAGAGACATACATGACAGAGATGTTATAATGTATCTACCTACACCTCAACGTTCAGGTACAGAATATCAAAAGCTAACATATGCTAGAATTAGTGCAGAACGTATAGTAAGCGAGTTCATGGAGTTTGAGAACTATCAAGAGGATGAAGATACCCCTGAGTCATGAAGTTCATTATAAAGGATGATAGCGATAAGAAGCTATTAATAACACATCTAAAAAGTTTAGGTGATAATTATGTAGTAGAGGTTAAACAAAACAAAAATACAAGGTCAATGAATCAAAATAGATATTACTGGAAGAACATAGTACAAGAATTAGCTAAAGAGCTAGGATATACTGTAGATGAGATGCATGATACTTTAAAGATTAAATTCAGTAGTCAATGGTCACAAGTAGAGTATAAGGATAAGATAATACCTTTACATGGAACTAAGAGTACTACAGCTATGAATACTAAAGAGTTTGAAGAGTATTGTGAATCTATACGTATATGGGCAATGGTAGACTTAAGTATTAAGCTTAGAACACCTAATGAATATGTATAACGAAGACGAAGAGGAGGAAAGGTCTGAATGTTGTGGAGCTGAGATATATGATGATATAGATATATGTAGTGACTGTTTAGAGCATTGTTAATTATGTATAGTATATTAGTATCAAATATAATAGTTAATGCCTTAGAACGTCTATAAACTACTATCATCTTGATTCTTTTGTATAATATGAAGAAAGAACAAAGAAGAACAACTGATAAGAAGGTAATGATGATTAAAGCTCTTGGTACAACATTAGGCAATGTACAGAAGGCTATAGATGATTTAAAGAAGACTCATGACTATACTGTATCAAGGACAGCTCACTACAAATGGTTAAAGGAAGATGAGGAATATGCACAAGCTGTAGAGGATGCATCAGATAAGACTTTAGACTTAGTAGAAGCAGCTCTAATCAATCAAGTTAAGAATGGTAGTGTACAAGCTACTATGTTCTATTTAAAGACTAAAGGACGTAATAGAGGATACAATGAGAAGTTAGATATAGATTTAACATCTGGAGAAGAACCTATTCAAATCATATTCAATAAGAAATCATAAGTCATGATTACTATCAATGCAGAATTTACTGGTAAGCAGGAAGAGGCTATGGAGCATTTACTAAATGACTATACTAAAGAGATACTATATGGAGGAGCTGCAGGAGGAGGTAAATCATGGGTAGGATGTTCATGGTTAATTATGTGTTGTTTAAGATATAAAGGTACTAGATACTTAATGGGTAGGAGTAAGCTTGATGCATTAAAGAAGACTACTCTAAATACGTTTTTTGAGGTATGTAGTCATTGGTCAATAGAATCAGGTAAACATTATAAGTATAATGCTCAATCTAATGTAATAGAATTCTTTAATGGTTCACAAATAATGCTTAAGGATTTATTCTTGTATCCATCAGATAGAAACTTTGATAGTCTAGGTTCATTAGAAATAACAGGAGCATTTATAGATGAGGCTAATCAGGTTACTGAGAAAGCAAAGAACGTAGTAGCTTCAAGGATTAGATATAAGCTAGATGATTATGATTTAATACCTAAAATGTTCATGTCATGTAATCCAGCTAAGAACTGGGTATACAGTGAATACTACAGACCTTCATTAGATGGTACTATAAGACCATATAGAAAGTTCATACAGGCTTACGTAAAGGATAACAGCTATATATCTAAGCATTATGAAGAACAACTTAAAACAATGGATAAGGTATCACAAGAGAGATTATTATATGGAAACTGGGAGTATGATAATTCAGATGACGTATTAATTAACTATGATTCAATATTACAGATGTTTCATACTAGACCTAAAGATAATGAAGAGAAATATATTACATGTGATGTTGCACGATTTGGTAAAGATAAATCTGTAGTAATGTTATGGAATGGATTAAGAGTTACAGAGATTAAGGAGTTTGCTACTAATACTATCACTGAATTAGCAGAATACATACAAGGATTACAGGCAGCATATTCAGTTAACTTAACTAACATCATAGTAGATGAGGATGGAGTAGGAGGAGGATTAAAGGATATACTACGTTGTAAAGGCTTTGTAAACAATTCTAAGACAATCAAAGGAGAAAACTATAGTAACCTTAAGACTCAATGCTATTACAAGCTTAGTGAGCTAATTAATAAAGGTCAATTATCTATAAGTAATATAACTGTAGATATGAAAGCTGACCTAATACAAGAACTAGAACAAGTTAAAAGAACTAAAATAGATGCAGATACTAAGCTTTCAATATTATCTAAAGATAAAATCAAGGACATAATAGGTAGGTCTCCTGATTACTCTGATGCTCTTATGATGCGTATGTATTACTGTATAGATGCTAATGTAGGTAAATACTATATAATGTAATGAAGAAACCTAAACCATATGTATGTTGGGGAGACTCAAAGATAATAGAAGGCCTATGTATTGTGATACTAATAGTGATGTTATTATCTCTACCTGTATTCTTTACAGTAGGAAGACCTAATCTAGAAGATTAAAGCTTTCTAGACTTAATCATCTCACCATACCATGACATCGTATCAGCGTCAATTCTAGTATAGTCAGCTCCATCATTCATATCTACTATTCTATCTAATAAGATATTGTAGTTAAAAGACTGTAGTGAATATCCTAATACATTCTCGAATCCATATCCTTTCTCCATACATAGTTTGATATAGTCTTTAAGTATTTCTCTTCTGATGATATCTTTCTTTAGGTTTTTATTTGTTAATTTCATTTTGTTTGATTTATTAGTTGTTAATTATAGTACAAAGATACACCTTTATTTTATACTACCAAATGTTTTTATTGTTTTTTTAATATTCTTTTTATAGCATTATCAAATTTAGATTGATTGTCATACCATTTCTCAGTCATTGTAAATCCTCCAGAACATCTAGAGATTACACCTACCCAGTAGTTACCGTCAATAGATTTGATTTGAGTATCCTTATTAGAATAGTCAACGATGTAATACTTCTTACCATAGTCTTCATTTTCTCCAGCTAGTAATACCTTTGCAGTGTCAAATGTTTTAAATCCTTCTTTTATACTTTCTAATGTTTTCATTTTGTTGTTGTTAATTATAGTGTAAAGATAAGGTAATTAATTTAACTACCAAATCTTTTAACACTTTTTTTTAATTTATTATTAAAAGTTTTCTTTAAAGTGAATAGCAGTTACATTGTCTGAGCATAATTCTTTAACTATTTGTTTAGCCCATGCGAAACTCATACCAGCTTCTGAACGTATAGTAGCAGTGTTTCCTTCTTCTAATACTCTGTAGATGTTAAAGTTTTCTAATTGGTGTTTTTGAGTTCTTGGTGATAAGTTGTCTAAGTTGTGAGTCATGATTTCTTTTTTTTTAAGTTATTAATTATAC